TGGTGCAGCATCAAACTATTCATGGGATCAACTAAAGTATTGGGTCAACTCAATCAAGAAGACTAGTTTCTCTGGTGATATTGCTATCGTCGGTACAAACATGAAGAAAGAGACGATAGATAGACTAACTGAAAAGGGAGTTATCCTATCACTATATGGTAAGCAGAATGAACGCGGTGACATTGAAGCACCACAAAACGGCGCTCCTCATGTTGAGCGTTTTTTCTATATCTGGAACTTTCTTGAAACTTCACCAATAGACTATAATAATGTCATAACAACAGATACAAGAGATGTTATCTTTCAAGGTAATCCATCAGAATGGCTTGATGAATACGTTCACTCAAGTCTGATTGTCGCAAGTTCTGAAGGTATGCGTTATGTGAATGAGCCTTGGGGCAACAAGAATCTATATGAAGCACTTGGTCCTTTCTTCCACAATAAGTTGAAGAACAATCTAATCTATAACGTCGGTGTTCTCGCGGGCGAAGCTGAATATATGAAGGGCTTGATGCTCATGTTATTTCAGATTAGTATCAATCGCCCGATTCCAGTTGTTGATCAGGCTATGTTCAACTTCCTTATCAACACAGCGCCATATAAAGATGACACATTGTTTACCAACAATATGGATGCATGGGCTATTCAGCTTGGCACGACATTGCCTGCTGTTCAATCCGGTAAAGGTGATCTGGGTATGATATTCAAACAAAGTCCAGAAAAATATCTTGGAATATACGAAGATAATCTACCTCTCATTGAGGACGGTGTTGTTACGACCATTGCTCATGTTCCATATTGTGTTGTTCATCAATATGATCGCGTTGATGGTCTAAAGGAAAAAGTTGAAGAGATTTATGGAGAATAATGTGAAACGTGCATTGATTACAGGTATCACCGGTCAAGATGGATCATACTTGGCTGAACTTCTTCTTGAAAAGGGATATGAAGTTCATGGAATCATTAGACGCAGCTCGTCTTTCAATACTGGTCGCATTGATCACATCTTTGATCAACTCCATTTACATTATGGTGATCTGACTGATGCAACAAATCTTATAAGCGTCATTAGTAGAGTTCAACCAAATGAGATTTATAATCTAGGCGCTCAAAGTCATGTCAAGGTCTCATTTGAGATGCCAGACTACACGGCACAAGTAGATGGTCTTGGAACATTGCGTGTTCTTGATGCTATTAGATCACTAGGTGCTGAAAAGTACACTCGCATCTATCAAGCATCTACATCTGAGATGTTTGGTCTTGTTCAAGAGGTGCCTCAGCGAGAGACAACACCATTCTATCCAAGAAGCCCATATGGTGTTGCTAAACTATATGGATATTGGATAGTCAAAAACTATCGTGAAGCATATGATATGTATGCCTGCACTGGCATTCTATTCAATCACGAATCTCCTCGGCGTGGTGATACATTCGTGACAAAAAAGATTACCAATGCGTTCCGCAATATCAAAGAGGGTAAGCAGAGTGTTCTTCGTCTCGGCAATCTAAATGCAAAGCGCGATTGGGGTCATGCTAAAGATTTCGTTGAGGCTATGTGGCTCATGCTTCAACAGAATAAACCTGAAGACTATGTGATTGCTACTGGTGAGCAATATTCGGTTCGTGAGTTTGTTGAAGCAGCTGGATGTTATTTCGATATGGACATTCGCTGGGTTGGTGAAGGTCTTGATGAAGTCGGTGTTGACACTATTAGCGGCAAAACTATTGTTACGATTGATCCGAAATACTTTAGACCGACTGAAGTTGAAAGTCTATTGGGTGACGCATCCAAAGCTGAACGTGAACTTGGTTGGTGTCCAAAAACATCCTTTATTGAACTTGTGAAAGATATGTGTGAAAATGAATCTTGATTCCAGAATCTATGTTGCTGGGCATACAGGACTTGTTGGTTCAGCTATTATGCGTGAACTAGAGATCCAGGGTTACAAAAACATACTAACATCTTCAAGCAAGACTTGTGATCTTCGTTGCCCCATAAGCATTCGAACATTCTTTCAAGATTTTAGTCCAGAATATGTTTTTCTAGCTGCTGCTAAAGTTGGTGGTATTCATGCTAATGCAACTCAAAAAGGTGAGTTCATTTACGACAATCTAATGATTCAAACTAATGTTATTCATAACGCTTATCATTGGGGCGTCAAGAAACTTTTGTTTCTTGGTTCTTCTTGCATCTATCCAAAACATTCTATTGTTCCAATCGATGAATGGCAGTTACTCACAGGACCACTTGAACCTACAAACGATGCCTATGCGATAGCAAAGATTGCCGGCATCAAAATGTGTCAATCATATAAAGAACAATATAACTTCAACGCTATATCATTGATGCCAACTAATCTATATGGACCAAACGATAACTTTGATGATAAGTCTTCTCATGTTTTACCAGCTTTTATAAATCGTTTTCATAAAGCAAAGATTGAAAACCAAAAAGAAGTTGTTTGTTGGGGTGACGGCTCTCCAATGCGCGAATTTCTTCATGTTGATGATCTAGCTAAGGCGTGTTTGTTTCTTATGAGTTGTTATGACTCAAGTGAAATCATCAATGTTGGAACCGGTACTGATACAACAATCAAACATCTTGCAGAAACTATTGCTAATATTGTTGGGTATAAAGGTTCAATATCTTGGGATAGTTCTAAACCAAATGGAACAGCAAGAAAAGTTTTGAATGTCGAAAAAATCAACTCGCTCGGATGGAAAGCGTCAACCGAATTGCAAGACGGTATAAAATCTACATATGAATGGTACCTAAGGAATAAAGCATGAATATTTTGAGATTAGGTTTTACGGATACATTTGATAGCGTCAAGCAATATTTTACAAATCTTCTATCTGAAAGATATGAAGTTATCAGAGATGATTCTAGGCCTGACTATCTTATCTTTGGTGATAGAAACTTTGGTAATAACAATATGACATTCAATGGTAAAAACTGTATCAAAATTTTCTACACTGGAGAAAATCAAAGACCAACAGATTACCAATGTCATTATTCCATATCATTTGATCATGATGAAGCGAATGGTCATAATTATAGGTTACCTTTGTATGTTATCTATGATACTATCTACTCTGAAAAAAATGATCCTTGTGCAGAAAACGCAGAGAGAAATGGTAGTGATCTCACTAAAGAAAGAAAGTTTTGTTCTTTTGTTGTAAAGAACAGTAGCTGCGATATGAGGAACAAATGGTTTCATAGACTAAACTCATACAAGCCAGTTTCTTCAGGCGGTCCTCATTATAATAACATAGGATATGTTCTATCTAGAAATGATGATGGACCAAGAGCGAAATATAATTTTCTAAGTAATCATAAGTTTTCTCTTTGTTTTGAGAATACAAATCATCCGGGATATGCAACAGAAAAACTATATGAATCTCTTTGTGCAAAGACTATTCCAATATATTGGGGAAGTCCGACTATTGACATTGATTTCAATCCAAGAGCGTTTCTAAATTGGCATGACTATCGTAATGACGATGCTTTCTTTGAAGCGATAAAAGAAGTTGATGAAGATCCATATCTATACGAGGAAATGTATCTTGAACCAATGTTTGCAGACTACAAAACAAAGAATAAGTTTATGGATAGAGATAGATTTTTGAATTGGTTTGATAATTATGTTTATAAAGGTGTATTGAACAATGTCTAAAAAGATTCTTTATGTTGTGCATAGATATGCGCCCTACCCTGGCGGATCAGAAAATTATGTTAGAGATATGGCTGAAGAGACATATCGTAGAGGTAACGATGTTTGCGTATTTACAGGAGAACATAAAGGTGATCTAAATGGAGTAAGAGTAACTAGTGATCCTAATACTCTAAATCAGGAATGGGATCTAATCGTTGTTCATGGTGGAGATGTTGGTCTTCAAAACTTTGTTCTAAGTCATTCTCATATTATAAAATCTCCAATGTTGTTCATGCTTATTGTTCCATCAATGAGTAATGTTTATCTTCATGCAATGAGTTCTGTAAAATATATTGCATATTCAACTATCGAGGATAAAGAGTTTCTGGACAAGCTAAACCTAACATATAAGGCAGTAAATGTTCGTCATGGTATCGATCCTAAAATCTCTATAGGTCAAACGGGATTCAAAGATAAGTATGATATACCAAAAGACAAACTTATGTTTCTATCGTGTGGTGGATACTGGCCAAACAAGGCAATGCACGAACTTGTTGATGTATTCAATAGATTAGATAGGAACGATGTTCATCTAGTTCTTACTGGATATGATAATAGACATAATATAAAACCAAATTCATCTGAAAAAGTTTCTTCTCTCATGATAGATGATAGAAATGATGTTATGTCTGCTATTGTTGAAGCTGATCTCTATATCATGCATTCTCACAAAGAAGGATTTGGTTTAGTTCTATTAGAATCTATGCTAAACAAAACTCCGTGGGCAGCTAGAAATCTTGCCGGAGCAAAACTAATGCGCGATTATGGCTTTGCTTATGATAATGATAATCAGCTATTAGATTATCTAAAGACCTTCAAGAAAGTAGATGAAGACATACTAACATCGTCATATGAATATATGATGAAGAACCATTCTATTCAAGCAACAGTGGATGACATCTTGAGATTAGCATGAACTTTACATTTGGTATTTGCACAGACTATAAGAATGAACAACAGTTACGCGAGGTAATCAACTCCATTGTAGCATTGAACATTCCAAATTATGAGATTCTTACTATTGGTGATGGTAAGATTGATGGTGTATATTGTATACCATTTGATGAATCTCAAAAGCCTGGATGGGTTACTCGAAAGAAAAATCTGTTGACATATACTGCGAAGTATGATAATGTCGTTCTTCTACATGATTATTTCATCTTTGATAAAGATTGGTATAAGAACTTTGTTGAGTTTGGTGATGATTGGGATATATGTTCCAATCAACAGTTGCTTATAAATGGAAGAAGACACTTTACTGATTGGGTAACTTGGGACGATCCATTCTTTCCAAGATATCACGCTCTTCCCTATTCCATGTGGGATAGAACTAGATATATGTATATCTCTGGTGGATACTTTCTTGTCAAACGTCATGTCATTAGAAACGAACCATTCAACGAGAATATGATTCATGGACAAGCAGAAGATGTTGAATGGTCTCTAAGAGTGCGTAATAAGTATGTTATGAAATGCAATGGCGAAAGCATAGTGAAGCATAATAAGGTACACCGTGATGCAAAATAAACTTGTGATATTTGATCTTGATGGAGTCTTGCTAGATTCAAGAGAACTTCATTATCACGCTCTAAATGATGCTCTATCATCCTTGAATAGTAAATATATTATAACAAGACAAGAACACCTATCGCGTTATGATGGTCTAAGCACAACAAAAAAACTAAAGATGCTAACGGAAGAAAAAGGTCTTCCAGTATCAGAATATGATAGAGTATGGCAAGAAAAACAGAATGCAACATTTTCTCTTATACCAAAATGCCCTCACAATCAAGATGCTAAAAAGATCATATCACAACTCAAAGCAAAGGGTTGGAAAGTAGCTGTCGCATCAAATAGCATTCGTGAAACAGTAAGAATATCATTAGACTCAATTGGTATTCTTGCAGACGTTGATTATTTTATAAGCAATGAAGATGTGTATAATCCCAAACCATTTCCTGAAATGTATTGGAAATGTATGGTAAAGATGAAAACTCTTCCGAAAAATACTATCATACTGGAAGATAGTCATATTGGTCGTGAAGGTGCATTAAACTCCGGCGCAAATCTTTATCCTATCAAAGATGCATATGATCTAAATGAAAAATCTTTTATGAAGTTTATTGATGAGTTTGAGTTGAAGAACAAATCTTTGAACATACCTTGGAGAAACGATAAGATGAATGTTTTGATTCCAATGGCTGGCGCAGGAAGTAGATTTTCTGCTGCCGGCTATACTTTTCCAAAACCGTTGATTGAGGTCAATGGTAAACCAATGATTCAGGTTGTAGTTGAAAATCTAAATGTTGAAGCGCATTATATTTTTCTTGTTCAAAAAGAACATTATGAGAAGTATAATCTAAAACAACTACTCAATTTGATTGCTCCTGGTTGTGACATTGTTCAAGTTGATGGTCTAACACAAGGTGCTGCTTGCACTACACTTTTAGCTAAAGAACTTATCAATAATGATCAACCTTTATTGATGGCAAATTCTGACCAGTTTGTTGAATGGAACTCTAATGAGATTTTATATGCCTTTACAGCAGACGACATTGATGGTGGTATCGTAACATTCAAAGCAACTCATCCTAAGTGGTCATTTGCTAAGATTGGTGAGAATGGTTTTGTTAGTGAGGTTGCAGAAAAGAATCCGATCTCAGACAATGCTACAGTTGGTATCTATTACTGGAAAAAAGGTTCTGACTATGTAAAATATGCTGAACAAATGATTGAAAAGGATATTAGAACAAATAACGAGTTTTATGTCTGTCCTGTATTCAATGAGGCTATCTCTGACAACAAGAAGATTAGAGCAAAGGATATTGAAAGAATGTGGGGAATAGGAACGCCAGAAGATTTGAAATACTTTTTGGAAAACTATAAATGAAAACAGCAGTCATTCTAACAGGACATCTAAGATGCTGGAAACAAGTATTTCCTAACTTCAAAGAACGAGTAATTGACCGATATCAACCCGACATCTTTATTGAGACTTGGGATGAAGAAGGTTGGTGGATTCCCGGCGATATGCAGAACGTCAAAGGTTATCACGAACAGACACCAGAGATTGATGTTGGAGAAGTTGTTGAAGCATACAAGCCTATATCAATCTCTGTAGAGAGTTGGGAAAACTATAACGAACTATTTGAAGATCGTGGATCTAATTTCAAAAACTTTGCTCATAGACCAAAGAACATCATATCAATGTTCTATAAGTTAGCTAAAGGTGTTCAGCTAATGGAAAGTTATATGATGAAAAATGGTGTTGGCTATGATCGTGTTATTAGAATGAGACCCGATTTGATTTTTCATCAAGACCTACCTGAGTTCGAACTTGGAACATTTTATACATTAGCCCATAGAAATCATTTGGGTAAAGGTACTGGTGATATGATACAGATTGGCAATTCTTTACAAGTTATCATGTTCTCAAAGGTTGCTGCTTTTTTAGAAAACATCTACAATCATTCGCAACTTCTTTGCCCTCATACTATGTCCATTGAATGGATACGAGCAATCAATCTTCAATGGAAAGAATTTACTATTCATAAAACAATACAGCATACACCACTCGGTGAATACAAGGAGATCAAGTAATGCTTAGTGACATTATTAAATTGACAGATGGTCCCATCAAATATGAAATGTATGGTGATCATATTAAGATGACTACTCATAAGGTACCTCTAAGCATTAAGCAAGCTGAATGGGACTATCTTCATAACGTTGTTGTATCAAACAATCTACAACGAGGTTTTGAAGTTGCTACAGCGTTTGGTATTTCTGGTATTGCAATCGGAACTGCATTCAAGAAAACTGGTGGTAAGTTTGTTACCATGGATGCATACATTGAAGAAATGCATAATGATGCTGGAACATATGAAAAATTTGAACGTCGAGTCTATGATGAATCTGACGGATATAAAAGTGTCAAGTATCTAATCGATAGATTTGATGTTGCAGACAATATGATTGCTGAAATTGGTTGGTCACCAGATGATGTAGAAACTATTCTAAAAAGAAACTTTGGTGATAAGAAGCTGGACTTTGTTTTTCTTGATGCCGGTCACTTTGAACATCAGATGATTAAAGACATCACAGAAATATCAAAGCATCTGGATGAAAAGTTTGTTTTCGTATTCCATGACATATATCCATGGAGCTGCACACAAAACGTTCATGATTGCATCTTTCAGACTTTTGGTAAAAAAGTTGAGATAGTAGTTCCTCATCCTGCTGGAGAAAACATGGGAGTTATAGTAAATCTATGAGACTAATCGCGCATAGGGGTAATATAAAAGGTTCCAATCCAGAAAATGAAAATCATCCTGAATACATTGACTCTGCAATAAAATTGCTTTATGATGTTGAGATTGATCTAAGAGTGGTTGATGGAAACTTCTATCTAGGTCATGATAATCTTCAATATCACATAAGTACTTCATGGATAGTAAATAGAAAACATAGACTATGGGTTCACTGTAAAAACTCAAATGCTTTGGAAGTTTGTCTATCAAATAAAATTAACTGTTTTTGGCATGATACAGATGATTACACTTTGACAAGTAAAGGTTTTGTTTGGGCTTATCCAGGTAAAATTCCTGTATCTAAAAACTCCATATTTGTTATGCCAGAAAATCACTTTAGCATAGATTTTATAAAACAGTTTGATCCATATGGTATATGTTCAGATATTGTTGAGAGTTATAGATGATAGAATCTCCTTGTTGCAATGTATGCACAATAGATATCAATAAAGGTTTCTGTAAAGGTTGTGGCAGAACTGAAGAAGAGATTGCCACATGGATGTTCTGCACTGAAGCAGAAAAGCGTGAAATAGTTGAACTTGCTAAAGATAGGATGAAGAATGAAAACCTTTCTGGTAACGGGTGCTAGTGGTTACAT